CATTTTAAAGTGGACGATTCAGCGCACACCGATCCGTTGGAATCTATATTCCCTAAACGGACATTGGTCTTAATCTGCGGATACGCTAGAGCAGGCAAGGACACGCTCGGAGACGGCATTCTCGAGTGGTCAGAAAAGAACGCGGAGAAGATTAACTTTGCGGACTCGCTCAAGGACTCTGCGAATGTCTTCCTCGACTGTTTAGACTTGCAAGGGGACTTTCACGATGACCGATTCAAGGACACCAACCGACGCTTCCTAGTGGCCTGTGGAACTTTTGCTCGAGACCTAAAGCCTTCTGTCTTCGCTGAGATTATGGCCCAGACGGTCGCACAAGGCTACGACGATGACGGTATGGCATTAGACACCGTGGTCTGTACTGACTGGCGTTACCTGAACGAGCTGATAGTCTGTCAGAAACTTTTAATCCCTCTCGGCTGGAAGGTTCGTACGGTTTATATTTCTACCTCCGGTATTTCAGCTGCGAATGTTGAAGAGGCTAATTCAATCTGCGAGATTCGTGACATCGTACGCTTCGACCAAGAGTACCACTTCGACACCGAACAAAGGCAGTTAATCATGCACGAAGGACGTATGCTCGCTAAGCAATGGAGTCTATAATCGACAACACCACGGACGAAGAGCGTCCTTTCCTTACCTCAGAGCAATTAGACTATGCGGAGAGACTCGGGATCAGCGCACAAAGAGCCTACTGGTTAGCCTCCTGCCCTAAGAACACTCGCATCGGAAACAAAGACAGACCAGCGACTACATTTAATCGCTTCGACCCAGAGCGTTCGTATCTCTACAAACAACCAGGTGGTAATTATTATTACTTCAGACTTAAACGCGTCGATGTGTTTATCATGCGGAAACTATCCAAGGATTTCGAGAAGGCTAAGAAGATGCGTGACGCGATTATCCTTCAAATGAATTTAACCCTAAAAAAATGAGCAACCCAATACAATGGCAACCGATTGAGACTGCACCGAAAAGCAGAAATTGGATAATCGCAACCGACACAAGACACGGAAATGTTATTTATAAAACAAGATATGAGGTAAATGGTTTTAATGGTTTTTGGATTAACAGAAACGATGAACAATGTTTCCCAGAATACTGGACACCAATGCCAGAAGCATATCCACTTGAAAAAACACCCAACCCTTATGTCTAATCCAATACGCTTCGTCGCAGTAGGCGATAACCACGGTGATATGGTTGACGAGGAATCTTTCCTTGCCGTCCAGCAATTCATCAAAGACTACAAGCCGACTGTGCGCGTACACTTGGGAGATTGTTTTGACTTCCGATCACTGCGTCGTGGAGTTGGTAACGATGCGGAATCTGCAGAGAGCCTGAAACAAGACATACAAGGTGGCATCGATTTCCTTAATATGTTTAAACCCACGGTCTATTTATGGGGCAATCACGAAGCACGATTAGACCATCTGATCAGCAATTCAGGCTCGGCACTTGTGCGCGACTATTGCGAGGACGTAAAGAGCGCTATCAATTCAGCTGCGAGGAAAGCCGGTGCAAAAGTAATTCTACCCTATCACGCTAAGAAAGGGATCTATCGGCTCGGGCCTGTGGCTTTTGGTCATGGCTATGCACACGGCACTAACGCAGTAATCCAGCAAGGCATACACTACGCTGACACAGGTGGCGGTTTTATCTGCGGACACATTCACCGACTCGAACAGGTTAATTTGCAAAAGCACGGAGGCGGTGCAGCTTATTCTGCTGGTTGCCTATGCCGTACCGATGACATGGCTTATAGCTCAATGAGATTAGCGACGAGCCGACACGGTCACGGCTTTGCTTACGGCTACATCGACGGCAACGATTGGAAAGTATGGCTAGCACATCGAGTAGGAAAGAATTGGGTCTGGCAGTCTGATCTGAATATCTGGTCACCGAATAAATGAACCGCGACATTAACAAACTCGCTAATCGTTTGCACCAGGCACTCGAAGGTCTCGACGATAAGAAAACAAAATTGCCGGCTAAATGGTTAACGCGTCAGGAAATCGCAAACCACTTTCAGGTCAGTAAAGATGCCGTCGATGCGTACGCTAAGAAGCACGGCTTACAATTCCGCGTAGAGAAAATACAATATGCCTGCACTGGCCTCATTAAAACGAAACTCCATTATCTACCGGACTTTGCCCAATGGAAGCCACTGCGTTATAGCAATTCGATATACTGGAAACGCGACGCTAAATAATAATCTTGAACGGCAACCCAACTGCCGACACTAACGACTCTCCCTATGAAATCTAAAAAAATCCCACCTAACGTTGTTGATATGGAAAACCATTTACTTGGTTACCTTATCACGAACTCACTATATTTGCCTGATGACTTGTTGCCTTCGGATTTCTTCGAAGCCAAGAACCAGTCTATCGCGATTGCACTATTCAATCTTAAGAAAGACGGCCGTGAAGTAGATACAGCAATACTTAACACCTATATGTTTAATGATGGTGTAACATTAGATTATAATTACTTAACCTATCTAATTGGAATTGAGAACAACAATAAGTTAAATCCTGATTGGACTTTATACATCAAGCAAACATCTCAGCTGCGTAAACTTCAACTGATAGCTGATAACCTTATCAACGCTTGTGCTGATCCATTGTCTCGACCAGACGATGCTATTCTTTACCTCGAGCAATCGATTAAATCATTAGGCACTAAAAAGACCAAGACGCTTGAGGAAATGTCACTTGATGGGCTGATGAACTTTGATAGACGCAATGACCCGAACTGCGTACTAGGTCGACGATGGCTTTGCAAAGGTGGCTCCCTCTTAATCGTTGGGCAATCTGGTACAGGTAAGTCATCGCTTATGATGCAAGCTGCAACATCGTGGTCGGTAGGCCGTAACTTCTTTGGTATCACCACTAAGAAACCTTTACGCACCTTAATTATTCAGGCCGAGAACGACACAGGGGACGTTGGCGAATCTTTTCAGGACTGCGTGAACGGTAGCAGATTTAGCCAGGGAGAGATTGATAACCTTAAACAGAATTTATTTATATACCGCGATACAGTTTCGTCGGGGCAATCTTTCCTTGCTATGCTCAAACAGTTAATCGTCCAGCACCAAGCCGACATCGTATTTGTAGACCCATTGCTTTCTTTTGCCGGTATTGATGTAAGTTTACAGGCAGAGGTTAGCACATTCCTGCGCCACGGCCTTTCGCCAATCCTTTTAGAGACTGGGGCTATTATCGTAGCGATGCACCACACAGGGAAACCTAAGTCATCAAAGGATACTGCTGGTTATACCGTATCTGATATGGCTTACTCAGGACTTGGATCATCAGAGTTTACGAACTACTTCCGAGAGGTGGCTTGCCTTGTACGCGAGCAAGGGGCTGACCCTGTCTTCAAGTTTGGCCTTACTAAGAGACGCGGTCGGGCATATCTTAGGGACGAGAACGGTGAGTTTACCCCAGAGATAAGTATACGCCATAGCCGAGACGCTGGGGTGATACGCTGGGAGTATTCAAAGGTAGCAGTGTCAGCCATAGCACTTAGCGATTCCGAAGCAGGAAAGGCATCGCCAAGCCCTTTTATCTAAAAAAGGATACCAAGGTATGCACCTACTATGATACCCACCTTAGAATCGATTTTTAGAGGGTACGCATATCCGTCTATATTCATAAGGACTGAAGCGTCCTTATTCATATATGGATTTCTCCTTTCGCCCTTAACGCTCCCCACGGGGGGGTCGCTCGGGCTACAATCGAAATGATACAGGAAACAATGGATAAAAAAAGGAAACCTAAGAAGGTTAGAACCAACCAAGAGAATAAGCAATCTAACGGAAGAAGATGGCTATGGAAGAATAGACGATGGCTAATGGAACCTGGACAAAGAGCTGCAACAAACAGGGCTAAGGATAAGAAAGACACTAAGAACAAATTCCTGAGTAACCATTTATCTAAATGGAATTCTGAACTAACTCCTAAAGAACTATATGAAATGTTTCTTACGGTGAATTATAAAAACAAAAAACTAGAACCGATGAAGTTCAAATCCTTTGTAGATCGCATTAGCCGGACAGGTATGATGAAGTTTGATTTTGTTAAGAATGTGTGGATAAACTTAACACTGTTGCAACTTCCTGAGAGCGAATAGATTCTGCACTGGTGCAACGTAAAACCTGTTACGACGTAACACCGTCCAATGCTAAAGAGG